AATCAATCCATACGAAATTGTTCGTCAAAATGGTATCCGTCAAAAACATGTTGACCAAGCTATTTCACTTAACTTAACATTTGATCCATCTGATTCACCAAAATACATTAGTGAGGTACATAAACTCGCATGGAGAGAAGGAATTAAAACTTTATACTACATGCGCTCAGAAAGTATTTTAAGAGGAGATAACCTTCAACGTACCGCAGATTGCATCAGTTGCGAAGGTTAAAAACATAGTAACACAAGTTGAACAGGGCTAAGTAAATCTTAGCCCTTTTTTTATATGTATAATAAAAAGAAAACTATGTTACCATTAATCGCAGACACAACAGCAGCAACAGGTACTCCTGATTTTGGAGTATTTGCCCAACTTGCAGACTACGGTCCATTAGGCTTAGCCGTTTTAGCTTTAGGCTATGTAGCTTGGCTATTCATTAAACGTCATTTGGCTGAAAAAGACCGTCTACAAGCAGAACTTGAAACAAAAAAGAAAACAACTACAACCAAACGTAAACCTAGAAAATAATGTCATTCGGACCATTTGAAGTATTAACACAGTATGGAGTTTTAGGATTTGCAGTCCTTGGCTTGGGTTATCTTTGTTGGATATTTCTAAACAGGTTGATGAAAAGTGAAGAAGATTTACGCTCAAGAGTAGAAGAACTAGAGGGTGACTATAGAGATGAACTAGAAAAGAAACTAGAAGAAAGCACTGAAAGTTCTAAAAGCTTAAAAGAGACAGTACTAGCGTTATTTAGCAGTAAGAAAAGATAACTATGAAGAAAAAGTTACTCATAGTAGGAGCCTCGTTTATAGCCTTAGTTCTACTTGATATTTTTTCTAGTGGTCATGGACACGTAGTAGTAGTTGAAGATAACATCCATTTAAATGGAGAAAATAAACAACTAACTCAATCAAACCGTAAGCTAACAAGTAGCGTAAAGCAATTAAAAACAGCAAATAAAGAATTAGTAGAAGAAAAAGCAAACCTGGAAGAGATGGTTTCTGAAGTTATAGGTGACTTAGATAGTACAAAATCAGTTGTAAAGCAAATCAAAAAAGAATTGAAAGATGAAAAAACTGTTAATAGTATTAATAATGGTCGCGAATTTGAGTTTCAGCCAATCAAGCTACCCGATTCAGAAGGTAATTGATGGTGATACTTTTGTTATTTTAACTAAGGGTCAAGCTGATACTATCAATTCTATCTTTGAAAGCCAAAAAAGAAAAATTGCTGATGCTAGAGCTCAACTAGCTTATAAAGATTCGGTACTTAAAAGAAGAGATTCTTTACTTAGAACTGGTTCTATCTCTATATGGCAATACAAATCCCTAGAAGAAGAATATATCAACACTTTAATGTTTCTAGATTACGTTGAAAACTGGATCTATGAAAGAGCAAAAGAAGGTGCTTGGTTATACTATTCACCAGACAGTATGTGGATAGAAGCAGTAGATTTATCCCCTTACTCTTTAAAAAAAAATGATTCAACAGGAGATTTACTTTTCTATAGAAGAGAAGATGTTACACTCCCCGAAGAAGATAAAAGAAAAAAAAATACTCCCAAACGAGGTTGGGAAAAAGAGGTTATATTAACTAATAGACCAAAAATACAAAAATTATGAGAAATTTCTTTAAACAGTTGTTTGACGACAACAATTCAATCAACGAAAAATCAGTAGTTGGTTTTATCGCATTTTTTATGCTAGTAGTAGCTTTAGTAGTAGACTTAGCTACCGGAGCCTATGGTAAGCCATTATTAATCAACAAATTTATCTTTGATGGTTTTATGGTAATCGTTTTAGGTTCATTTGGCATCGCATCAGTTGATAAGTGGATTAATAAAAAAGATAAAAAATAATGAGTTTAAAAAGTTTACAAGAAAGAGCAGGAGTAGCCGCAGATGGTGCTTTTGGTCCTGGTACAATGAAAGCAGCAATGGAGTTGCTTAAGTTAACTCCAATTCGTGCAGCACATTTCTTTGCCCAAACATCACACGAAACAGGTGGTTTTAAAGCATTTAGCGAAAATCTAAATTATTCAGCACAAGGTTTGCAAGGTATCTTTGGAAAATATTTCCCGGGTACATTGGAAGAATCTTATGCTCGTCAACCTGAAAAAATTGCTAACCGTGTTTACGCATCTCGTATGGGTAATGGTGATGAAGCTTCAGGCGATGGTTGGAAATTTAGAGGTCGTGGTGCATTGCAATTAACTGGTAAAGCAAATTACGAGGCGTTTGCAAAGTATTTAGGCAACAATGAAGTGCTAGAAAATCCTGACCTAGTAGCTACAAAATATTCTTTTGAATCAGCAATGTTCTTCTTTGAAAGAAACAAATTGTGGGCAATCTGTGACAAAGGAATTAATGATGCTGCTATTTTAGAATTAACAAAACGCATCAACGGAGGTACACATGGTTTAGAAGACCGTAAAGCAAAAACATACAAATATTATCAATTCGTTAAATAAATAAACTATGCAATTAAGTGAACATTTATCTTTAGCAGAAGTAACACGTAGTGAAACTGCAAAACGCAAAGGGGTTTCAAACATGCCAACAGAAGCTCACATTGCTAACTTCAAATTATTGGCCGAAAACGTTTTCGAACCAATCCGTAACCATTTTGGTAAACCAATCCACATTTCTTCAGGCTACCGTTCAGCTGCTTTGAACAAAGCAATTGGTGGTGCTGCTGGTTCACAACACTGTTCAGGTGAAGCAATCGACATCGATATGGATGGACATGCTGGTGGTGTTACCAATAAAATGGTATTTGATTTTATCAAAGAAAACTTAAATTTCGATCAGTTGATTTGGGAATTTGGAACAGATGCTAACCCAGATTGGGTACACGTATCTTACGAGTCTACAGGTAAACAAAGAAAACAAATTCTTAAGGCAGTTAAAAAAGGTGGTGCTACATCTTACGTGCCATACAAATAATTATTTCTCTAGAAATAATTGGAGCCCCATTTAGGGGCTCTTTTTTTCCTTACGTACTCCCAATATTTATAGTACGACATGCAGAATTTTAAGAAAGATCAACAAATCCCTTTAGTACAAGTTACTGACCCAAATACGGGTCAAACGTACTATGCACCTCAAAATGTTGTTTATGATGAAAAAAACAACAATGGTTCACAATATTTAAGAAATGTTATAGTAGATCAAGCTGCAACAGCATCCTACTTTAGTGGAAGTATTACAAATGCTATCTCCGCTTCATATGCTACTACAGCATCTTATTTACTTGGAAGTATAGCAAGTGCATCCTTTGCAACTAGTGCTTCATATGCTTTAACAGCATCTTATTTGCTTGGTAGTGTAGCAAGTGCATCATATGCTTTAAGTGCATCATATGCTGCTACTGCTTCATTTGCAACTACAGCTGCTGATATTTTAGTATTTGTTAAAAATCAATCAGGAAATACCATTGCAAAAGGTGTTGTGGTTCGAATTACAGGTTCAAACAATTCAAGTGATATTCCCCGCATTGTAACTGCATCATATGAAAACGATAACAACTCCGCAAATACTTTAGGTATTACAAACCAATCCATTGCTAATGGCTCCGAAGGTTATGTAATGACCGAAGGTATCCTACTTGGAATCGATACAAATGCATTCATTTCAGGTCAATTAATTTATTTAGGCGCAACTGGTTCAATTACAGGATCAGCCCCACGAGCACCACTACATGCTGTTCGATTAGGTGAAGTAATCCGTCACCAATCAAATAACGGTTCTATTTATGTTCGTATAGACAATGGATACGAACTAGGTGAATTACATGATGTTGTAGATAATACAACAACATCTTCATATGGTGATCTTTTAGTTAAAAGTGGTAGTGTTTGGACCAATTCAAGACAACTTACTGGTTCATATGCTATAACAGGTAGTTTAACTGCAACTTCATTTACAGGTTCATTTAGTGGCTCAACAGCAGCACCAGGTGCAACAACTCAAGTTATATTTAACAATGGAGGTGTATTAGGAGCAAACAGTGGATTTGTTTATAGTGGAAGCAGAGTTGGAATTGTAACAACATCTCCTTCATATTCACTTGATGTAAGTGGTTCAACTTATTCAAGAAGAGTATTAGTAGGTAATGATAGTGGATCAATTGCTCAAGCTGATTTTTACCATCGTGCTACAAATGGCGGTGCGTATTTTATGATCCGAGATGTAAACAACAATAATACATTATATTTAGCAGGAGCTTCAGGTACCTCCCAAATAATAGCAGTTCCTACAAATATAGGTTTAGGTGCTTCTACATTAACATCTACTAATAGAGTTACTATTAGAGGTCTAGGTGCAACATCTGGTACAACTGCCCTCCGTGTTGAAAATACAAATGCTAGTGCTTCATTAGTTGTGTTGGATAATGGTAGTGTTTATTCAAATGGTTTAGGATTTATCTCAACAAACACCGGTTTTGGATTAGCTGCATTTGGAAACAACATATCATCATCTGCTATAGAAAACACAGCATTTGGTGCATCTACATTAAGTGCTATTGTAACTGGTACTAGAAATACTGCTATAGGATATAATGTACTCCCACTTAACACTACTGGATTACGAAACACATCCGTGGGGGCATATGCTATGTCCAATAACTCAGTAGGAAGTGATAACGTTGCTATAGGTATGCAATCTATGTGGCTTAATACTTCTGGCAGTACTAATACTGCTGTAGGTGAATATTCATTATATAGCAATACAACAGCAAATAATAATGTCGCACTAGGAAATTCAGCATTATTTTTTCTCAACACAGGAAGTTCTAATGTATCAATTGGACAGAGCGCCGGAAGAAATGCTTTCGATGGAATAATTTCATTATCAAGTTCCGCTAACTCTATTTTTGTAGGGTATGATTCTAGGGCAAATGCAAATGGTGAAACAAATCAAATTGTAATTGGTTATCAAGCAATTGGTATTGGCTCAAACACAGTAGTACTAGGTAATTCAAGCATCATTACAACAGCATTACGAGGAAACGTTGGAATTGGAACAACTACACCTTCAGCATCCCTTCATATTTCAGGTGCTTCATCTGCTGCTCTACTCCGAGTAGACTCCCCATCATCTTCAAGTATATTATTTGTAAGTGGAAGTGGGAATGTAGGAATTGGGACTAGCTTACCTACACAAAAAATAGACGTCGATGGAAACGTCCTTCTAAGATTAGGAGGTAGTCTCTACCTTAGAGATACCACAACCTACATATATGAAGGTAGTGGATTAAATCTCGTATCAGGATTAACAAGAAATATTAGATTAAATGCTGGAGGTACTGATAGATTATTTGTCAGTGCAAGTGGATTAGTCGGAATTGGAACAACCACTCCATTAGTTGCTTTAGATACACGAGGTACTGCTATTTTTAATAATGCATCAGGTGCTAGTTATAATGAAAACATAAGACTTCCAGAAGCATCTACAGGATATGCTTCTATAGCATTAGGGGGTGCAATTGCCGCTTCCGGTACTTCTGCTACTCAATGGACAATATTAAAATACCCAGCAGCATCATCAAATACTTTTGCTATCAGAAACAATACTACAGATTATCTTAGTATTACTACTGCTGGGAATGTAGGTATCGGTTCTAGTTTTATTACTCCTACAGCTCGTTTACAAGTTAGAGGTTCAGGTGCCACAAGTGCAACTACTACTTTTCTTCTACAAAATAGTTCACCAATAAACTTAATGACTGTTTTAGATAATGGTCAAACTACCTTTACTTCACCAATCATATCTCTTGCTACTGCACAATCTGCATTTACAATTTCTCAATCTATATCTGCATCCAACGTAGTAGGAGGACAATACTATGGAGTAAACATCACTCCAACATTTTTCTCAACAACCGGATCACAAACTGAAACTGCATTACGTGTAGCAGCTACATTTACCGGAAGTGCAGCAGCAACGGGGGGTACAAACATCATTGCTGATTTTGGAGCAACAAGTGCTGGATCGCAATTAACTGTAACAGATGTAACATCGGGTTCTATTTATATGGTAAACGATGTTTCTGGTTTACCAATCATAGAGGCAACATCGGATTGGACAGTTAATATGTACAACTTTCCAAATTTGATATTCCAAAAAACTGGTTCTCGAATCAACATAAACGGAACGTTAAATGTAAGTGGTAGTGCTATTATTACAAATGGTTTAACTGTAACCGGTTCTCTTATAGCACCAAGTATAACCGGATCACTTTTAGGAACTGCTTCATATGCCATTCAAGCGTTAAGTGCCTCCTATGTAAGTGGCTCAGTTATCTCCCCAGGCGCAACAACTCAAGTTGTATTTAACAATGGAGGTGTATTAGGAGCAAATAGTGGATTAGTTTATAGTGGAAGTAATGTTGGGATTGGAACCAGCACCCCAGCATATCGATTAGATGTATCAGGATCAGATGCAAGAATCAATTCAGTTAGAATAGGTCTTGGTGGAGGTAATGTATCTACAAACATAGCGGTAGGAGATGGTACTTTAAGTGTAAATACAAGTGGTAATAATAATGCAGCGTTTGGATTTTATGTATTATCATCCCATACAACAGGTATTGGCAATACAGCACTTGGTTTTGGGAATTTATATGCATTAACTAGTGGAAATAATAACGTATCAATAGGTCGTGAAGCTGCAAGATATATTGCTGACGGTGTAACCGCATTAACTACTTCCAACCAATCCATCTTTATTGGTGCATTTGCTAAAGCATTAGCCAATTCATCAGTAAATGAAATGGTTATAGGTTACAGTGCTACTGGTTTAGGTTCAAACACAGTGGTTTTAGGAAATGACAGTATAACCCGAACGGCACTTAAAGGAAATGTAAGTATAGGAACAACGGGATCTATTTCCTCTACATTACATGTAAAAGGATCAGGTACAACATCTGCTACAACTGCTCTCCGTGTTGAAAACACAAATGCTAGTGCTTCACTAGTTGTATTAGATAATGGTAGTGTTTATTCATATGGTCCTAAATTTATAACAACAAATACTGCTTTTGGTGCAGGAGCTCATACTAATTTAAATTCTGGGAGTTTTAATACTGCATTCGGTGCCAATGCTCAGTTGTCTTTAACAAATGGTAGATATAATACAGCAGTAGGTACTTATACTAATCAAAATCTTACTACAGCAGAACACAATACATCTATTGGGTATAATGCACTTTACAATAATATTTCTGGATCTGGAAATACTGCTTTGGGCACTCATGCTTTATTTTTAAATACTGCACCCAACAACACTGCAGTTGGTGGATTTTCTTCATTTAATACAACTATAGGTGGGTTTAATACTACTTTAGGATATTCATCATTATATGCAAACGTTTCTGGTATTAATAATGTTTCTGTTGGGTATGCTTCTTTATATAATTTAAATACAGGAAGCGAAAATATCTCTCTAGGAACTAATGCTGGTAGATATGTTGTCCCCTCAACATCCCCCTTATCAAGTTCAGCTGAATCTATTTTTATTGGAAATAATGCTCGTGCAAATGCAAATGGTGAAACAAATCAAATTGTAATTGGAACTAACGCTAATGGTTTAGGTTCAAACACAGTAGTACTAGGCAATTCAAGTATCACTAGAACAGCATTGCAAGGAAATGTAAGTATAGGTACAACTGGATCTATCAACTCAACCCTTTATGTTTCCGGTTCAGGTACTTTTACAAATGGTTTAACCGTAACAGGTTCCCTTATATCACCAAGTATAACCGGATCACTTTTAGGAACAGCTTCATATGCTACTCAAGCATTAAGTGCTTCATGGGCACCAGGTGGAGGAGCATCTTTCCCATATACTGGATCAGCTGAAATTACGGGATCATTGGGTGTAACAGGTTCTTTTACAGTAACTAATGGAACTGCTAATTTAATTTCTACTGTAGATACTTTATTAAAAGATTCTGGAGCTAATACATCTATAGATTGGGGTTCTCGAATACTCTATGATGCTACTTCAACCGCATTTATTAATTGGGATTCTGTTGGTAACGGAGGTGTAATTGATGCTTATAATAGCTATTTTAGATCCGAAATATCCGACAATGTCCAAGATGTATTCTCAGCATCTCCATTCAATTATGAAGGAAGGGTTATTCGAGGAGCACGATTTGATTCTTTTGTAACAGACTATAACTATGTACAACTAGCTTCGGATGGAAAATGGTATACTGCAAGTATAGATTCTACTTCAAATACTGCAAAAGGTATGATGGGTATTTCCTTTAGTGTTGGTGCAAGAGATTGTGTTCTCCTAGAAGGCGATCTAACTATAACTAGCACAACCCCAGGAACATATGATTGCCCTTCAGTAGCTAGTTTAGGACATGGAAAACCAATTTACTTAAGTTCTAGTTTAGAAGCAACAACAACTCTCCCAACCACATCTGGTCAATATGTTCGTATTTTAGGACATGCTTACTACCAAAATAGTAGTGATTTAAATCTTTGGATCATGCATTTTAGACCAGATCATACTTGGGTACAACTATAAATTTAAACAAATATGCCAGTAACAAAAATATTAGGTTTAGAAGTAAATGCATTAAGTTCTTCATTTGCTTCAACTGCCTCTATTGTTCCCTCATACGAGGGAACATGGACTTCATACACCCCCGTATGGACAGCAGCATCTTCAAACCCAGTAATCGGAAATGGAACAATAACCGGCCAATATAAATTAATTGGCAAAACTTGTTTTGTAAGAGGAAATGTAGCAATGGGATCATCAACAACATTTGGTTCTGGGGAATGGTATGTATCTATGCCTTTTACCGCATCACATGCTGATGCTATATTGATGACTGCAAACTTATTAGACAATGGATCTGCTTGGTACAATGCTACATTAAATGGTGCACGTGCTGGATTTAATTATAAAACAGCAATACAATATCAAGCTACTGGTGGAACTGCAAATGATGTAAACTCAACCCAACCATTT